TTTCAGGTCAAATGTATCACAAGGTTCGGAACCAGAAAATATTAAATTAACAGAATTAGAAATAGAAGAATCATTAAAGGCTTCAAAAGCAGTTGGTGGTTATTGGACAGCTGTTGATTTTATACCTAGTAAAGACAGAGTAAACAAAGCACCGTTTATGTTAGAAGTCAATTCATCACCTGGTACAGAGGGTATTGAAGACGCTACTAAAATGAATATTGCAAAGGAAGTTATACAACACTTTGCTAAAAAAGAAAATAGATATACAGTACCAACAGAATGTGGGTATAAAGAAGTGGTCACAATTAAACCTTTTGGTGAAATTGTGGCAAAGTTTGATACGGGTAATTCTGGAATGCCAGTTATTCATTCAGACAAATATAAAATTGATGGTAAGAAAATTACTTGGTCATTATTTAATAAAACTATTACGAGTGATATTGTACGTAAAGAAGAAATATCAGTTGGTGGTTTAAGAAATTATGATGAAGACCGATACGTTGTAAAATTAGATGTTGATTTTGCAGGTGGTCATTACAAAGATGTAGAATTTACTATTGATGATAGAGAAGATAGGTCTCCTATTCTTCTTGACCGTGCATTTATGACTAGATTAAATGTAATGGTAAATCCCCAAAGAAAATATGTGATAACAACAAAATACAGCATTGACTAATTCAATGTTTTATGATAGGATGTGAGAATGAAAAATATAAAAATAATAAGACTACAAACAGGTGAAGACATAATAGGTGAAGTTAAAGATTCTGAAGGAATTGTATCAATCACTAAACCATTTACAATCATACCAATGCAATCTCAACCAGGTAAACCAGTACAATTGGTTTTAACACCTTGGATGCCATATACAGATGACAAAAGTTTGACTATTGATGAAAGTAAAGTGGTTACGATTGCTAATCCAAAAGAAGATATTTTAAAATCTTATGAACAGAATACTAGCTCTCTTATAACTAAACCATCTGGTCTAATAACAGAAACTAATTTGCCTAAACTATAATGATAACCGTTTACTTTATCAGAAATGGTAAAGAACGGATTGGTGTTGATATAGAACCGGGCTTTACTCTTATGGAAGCTGCTAGAAAAGCAGACTTACCAGAAATACCAGCAACGTGTGGTGGTTGTCAAGCTTGTGGTACTTGTCACGTACACATAAACACGCTTGACAAAATTGAACCGGCAGAGTATAATAGCCTTGAAACTGAATTATTAGAGTACGAAAAAGATTACGATAGAATGACAAGTAGGTTGTCGTGTCAAATACAACTTACTAATAAACATAATGGACTTGAAGTGAGATTGAGAAATAATGAACTTTTATAAAAATGTAATAGAACACAAAGGTAAACTTCTTATTCGTGGTGTTATGAATGGGAAAGATTACAAAGAAAAAATAGATTTTGGTCCAACTCTCTACGCCTTATCACAATCAAAAACAGATTACACATCTTTACAAGGTCAGTATCTTAAACCTATAAAGTTTAATGATATTAGGTCTGCTCGTAATTTTAGAAAAGAATATGGCAACCAATCGCCATTATATGGCCTTGAACGATACCATTATCAGTACATTGGTCAAAATTATCCTGAAGATAATATAGATTGGTCTAAAGAACATATTAAAATCTTTACACTTGATATTGAGACAACTTGTGAAAATGGTTTTCCAGATGTAGAAAATCCTATTGAAGAGTTGTTGTGTATCACAGTAAAGAATCAATCTAATAAACAAATCATAACTTGGGGTGTTGGTCAATATAAAACTGATAGACCAGATGTTACCTATGTTTATTGTAGAGACGAAAAACAATTGATGTTTGAGTTTATGAAATTCTGGATTAAAAATCATCCAGATGTTATCACAGGATGGAACACCAAGTTTTTTGACTTGCCTTATATGATGAATAGAATTAAACTGATTGCAGGTGATAAAGTTGCAAACAGAATGTCGCCTTGGAATTTAGTCAATCGTGAAGAGATTGTCGTAAGAGGCCGACCACAAACTGTTTACAAGTTGTTTGGTATTACTATGTTAGATTATCTTGACTTGTATAAGTGGTTTATACCAACAAGGCAAGAGAGTTATAGACTTGACTTTATTGGTGAACTAGAACTTGGTCGTGGTAAAGATGACGCAGGTTATGATACATTTAAAGATTGGTATACAAAAGACTTTCAATCATTTATTGATTACAATATTCAAGACGTTGAGATTGTTGACGCATTGGAAGATAAACTTGGTCTAATTGATTTGAGTTTAACTGTTGCGTTTGAATCTAAAGTTAACTTTGATGATATATTCTCACAAGTTAGAGTATGGGACACATTGATTGCAAATCACTTAATGAAGAAAAAGATATGTGTACCACCAAGAGAAGACAATGTTAAGTTAACAAAGTATGAGGGTGCTTACGTAAAAGAACCTAAAGTTGGTCAGCACAAGTGGGTGGTATCGTTTGATATTAACTCACTATATCCACACATTATTATTCAATACAATATTTCGCCAGAAAAAATACTTGGTGAAAGTGGTCACGGCGTCAATGTTAATAAAATGATTGATATGTCCGTACCACTTAATTATCTTAAAACAGAGGGTGCTTGTATCACACCTAACGGTGCAAAGTTTAAAAATGATAGTCAAGGTTTTCTACCTGAAATGATGGAAACAATGTACAAAGAACGTGTCATTTACAAAAAAAGAATGATGATTGCAAAGAAAGAATATGAAAAGACCAAAGACCCTAAACTAGTAAAAGAAATTTCTCGTTGTCACAATATTCAATGGGCAAGAAAGATTGCCCTAAATTCGGCTTATGGTGCAGTTGGTAATCAATACTTTAGATACTATGATGTAAGACAGGCAAGTGGTATTACTACAGCTGGTCAATTTATTATTCGTTTCATTGAAGGTAAAATGAATGATTATCTAAACAAAGTATTACAAACAAAAGATAAAATAGATTATGTTGTGGCTTCTGATACAGATTCCATTTACGTGACATTGGATAAACTTATAGAACAAACTTGTCAAGGTAAAACAAATGACCAGATTGCAGACTTCATTGGTAAAGTATGTGACAATAAACTAGAACCTGAAATTGAAAAATGGTTTGCTGAATTATCTGATTACTCTAACGCTTTTAAAAATGCAATGGTGATGAAACGAGAAGTTATCGCCAACAAAGGTATATGGGTTGCAAAGAAAAGATATATGTTAAATGTTCTTGATGAAGAGGGTATTAGACTTGCTGACCCTAAATTAAAACTTATGGGTATTGAGGCAGTTAAATCATCAACACCAGGTGTTTGTCGTGTTAAGATTAAAGAGGCAATCAAAACCATTATGGGTAAAGAAGAAACAGATTTACATAAACTTGTTGCAGATTTCAGAAAAGAATTTTTACAGTTACCACCAGAATCAATTGCCTTTCCTAGAAGTTGTAATAATTTAAAGAAGTATCGTTCTTCTAATCAAATCTTTATTAAAGGTACACCAATTCACGTTAAAGGTGCGTTGATATATAATCATCAAATACAAAAACTTGGTTTGCAAAGTAAATATCCTATTATTCAAGAGGGTGATAAGATTAAGTTTATCAAATTGAAAGCTGCAAATCCATTTAAGTTTGATGTTATTAGTTATATGACCACACTACCAAAAGAATTTGAATTACAACAGTATGTAGATTACGACATACAATTTGAAAAAACATTCCTAGACCCTATGAGATTTATATTACAAGCGATAGGCTGGGAAGATGAACCAAAAGCAAGTTTGGAGGCATTTTTTGGATGAAGAAATTTAAAGATAATATAGATGATTTTTTTAAGTGGGTCAAAGGTACTGAACTTGTCGAACTAGATGACATTGATGTATCAGAGGATCCTGTTAGGCCTGAATTAACTTTAGGTTTTAGAATTACAAACGGCAGAAAAATATTTGGTCTAAAATATAATAATGAGATTGAGGCTATTATTTGTGTAGCATTTTGTCCTGAAGTACCTTATACTGTAAGAGAAATGGATTATATGTCAAGAGTAAATGATTTAAAAAGTGTTGCAGTTGCATATACAGTATGGTCAAGAAAACGAGGGGCAGGTAAAGAGATTGTAAGTAAATTAGGTCAATGGGCAAAAGAAAATAAAGTAGATAGATTGGTTACTTTATCACCATTAACACCAATGGCAACACACTTCCATATTAAAAATGGTGCAAAACAAATACACATAAACGAAGAGACACAAAATTTTGAATATAAACTTTCCGAATAAAAAATATGGTGTGATATATGCCGACCCACCTTGGTATTTTAAATCAAGGTCAAAGAAAGGTGAGGGCAGAAATCCTAATCAACACTATAACTGTATGGAATTAAAAGACATATGCGATTTACCTGTTAAGGATATAGCTGCTGATGATTCTGTATTGTTAATGTGGGTAATTGACCCTATGTTAGACTTAGCATTTGATGTTATAGAAGCTTGGGGTTTTCAATACAAGACCGTAGGTTTTACTTGGGCAAAAACAAATAAAACCAATATGGGAATGTTTACCGGTTTAGGATATTGGACTAGAGGCAATCCTGAAATGTGTTTACTTGCAACTAAAGGTAAACCAAAAAGAATTTTTAAAGACGTAAAACAATTAGTAGTATCTCAAAGAGGAGAACACTCAAAGAAACCTTTAATGCATAAAGAGATTGAAAGGCTAGTTGGTGGTCCTTACATTGAGTTATTTGCTAGAAACAAACCATATAAAAATTGGGATTATTGGGGTAATGAAGTATGAATGTTCAATTGATTGATAAAATGGGAAGTGATTTGTCCGTAGTAAATGCAGCTAGAGTTTCATTTGCTAAAAGAAAAGAATTGTTAGAAGAAAAAGATGAGAAATTAATTAAGTATTTGGCCGAACACGACCATTGGTCACCATTTGGTCATACTAGTTTACAATTCTTAATCAAAGCACCAATCTTTGTTGCAAGACAACTTGTAAAACATCAAGTTGGTTTAGTATGGAACGAAGTGAGTAGAAGATATGTAGATGATGAACCCGAATTTTACATACCCTTTATTTGGCGAAATCGTGCTGAGAATAAAAAACAAGGTTCAGGTGATGAAGATGTTGAATATGATATAACACCTACTATTGAATGGTGTAAAGAAACATATCGTAATATGTTAAAAGCAAATATAGCACCAGAAATGGCAAGAATGATTCTACCACAAAATATGATGACTGAATGGTATTGGACTGGTTCATTAATGGCATTTGCTAGAGTGTGTAATTTAAGAAGTAAAGAAGATACACAAGCAGAAACGAGAGTAATTTCAACATATATAGATAAGCATTTAAAGGACCACTTTCCAATAAGTGCGAAATATTTACTTACATAATGACTTATTTACTGGTTGCCATCTATCTAATACTGTGTTATAGTATTCCTTTATTAATGTTAAAAATGTGGAATGATGAAGAAGTTAGATAAAGAACAGGCATTATATTGTGCCAATGTTTTCTCAAACTATTTTGACCAATTTACTAGAATTGACCAATATATGAGAGACCAAAAGATGGCTCAAATTGAATCTATACCAACTTCTCTTCCTGGTATGGGATTAGAAAACGAGTTGTTTAGTGATTTTACTATGTCACCTGAAGATATGGATTTAGAAGTAGTTGAACTTGATAATTATACGTGGGACACTTGTATTAATTTAATTTCAAGTCATAGTAATATGGTAAGTATTCCTGGTAAAAGTTTAAAGTTAGCAGTAAAAGAAAAGAATACAAATACATATGTTGGTTTTATGAGATTTGGTTCTCCTGTTATTAATATGAGGCCTAGAAACATCTTATTAGGAAATGTGCCTGATTTAAAAGTATTTAATAAAACTGCCATTATGGGATTTGTAATTGTACCATCACAACCTTTTGGTTTTAATTATCTTGGTGGTAAATTATTGGCTGCTTTGTGTTGTTCACATTCAGTTAGAGAAAAACTAAATAAAAAATATGATATGAATTTAGTTATGTTTGAAACCACAAGTTTATTTGGTAATAGTAAATCTGCTAGTCAGTATGACGGTATGAAACCTATGTTAAAAAATAGAGGTTTAACTGATAGTGATTTTATTCCTATGATACACGGTAAACCATTTAAAGATTTACTTAATTATGTTGAAGACAAAATAGGCGTATTCATTAAAGAGGATGCCTCTAGTAGAAAATTAAAAATCACCACAGCTATTCAAGGTTTAATTAAAAAGACATTAGATGGTGATGACTTACAAAAATTTAAAGATACAATTAACAATGCTAAAAAATTAACTGAACGTAAAAGATACTATGTATCTAACTATGGTATAGAGAACTATATAGATATAGTAAATGGTAAAACAAATGAGATTGTCAAAGCACCAAACTATGATAGATATAATGATGTTGAACTGATTAATTGGTGGAGAAAACTAGCTACCAAAAGGTTTAATAATATCAAAGAAGACGGTAGATTAAGAAATGATATTGAAATATGGACAAAAGATAGTAATATAGATATTATCCGATAATGAATGAGAATAACAATATTCAAACAACCAAGGTATATATATTTGGACTTTTCGCCGGATAAGCTTGACATTATCAAACAATTTTGTTATAATGAAAACATAAAATGGTATACTATAACTTATACCGACAAGGAGAATGAGGAATATGAGCGACTTTTTAAAAGACATAATTAAAGAAACAGGTAATGAATATGCAAGTTTAGTAAGTGAGGGTGTTGATAGTGCAGATGTGACAAGTCTTATTGATACAGGTTCGTATTCGTTTAACGCCTTACTATCAGGCAGTATCTACGGTGGTATGCCGGCAAATAAAATTACAGCAATCGCAGGTGAAGCTGCAACCGGAAAGACCTTTTTCGCATTAGGTATTTGTAAAAGTTTTTTAGATGTAAACAAAGACTCAGGTGTAATTTACTTTGAATCAGAGGGTGCTATCTCAAAAGATATGATTGAGAATAGAGGTGTTGATTCTAGTAGGATGGTAATTGTTCCTGTTGCAACTGTACAAGAATTCAGAGCTCAATCAATTAAAATTATTGACAAATATTTAGAGCAACCAGAAGATAAAAGAAAACCTTTGTTGTTTGTATTAGATAGTTTAGGTATGTTATCTACCACAAAAGAAATGGAAGATACGGCTGCTGGTAAAGAAACAAGAGATATGACAAGGTCTCAAATTGTAAAATCTACATTCAGAGTTTTAACATTAAAATTAGGTAAGGCTGGCATTCCAATGATTATGACCAACCATACATATGATGTTATTGGTTCTATGTTCCCACAAAAAGAAATGGGTGGTGGTTCAGGTTTGAAGTACGCCGCTTCATCAATTATATATCTAAGTAAAAGAAAAGACAAAGATGGTACCGAAGTTATTGGTAATATTATTCATTGTAAAAATTATAAGTCAAGATTGACCAAAGAAAATGCAATGATTGATGTTAAGTTAACATACAAAACAGGACTAGATAGACATTATGGTTTACTAGAACTTGGTGA